CTATTTTACTTCCTGATGTATTTAAAAGTATTATTGATTGGTCGCCAAAAGTCGTGATGTTTATTTTAGCATTCTCTGCTGTTGATAAATCTGTATTTGAAAAATTAGAATTAAAATTCTCTATCGTAAAGTCGAAGGATTCTTGACCCGCAGATAAATCAACTTGCCTTGGTCTTTGTTGCCCAATGGAATAAATGGGATTCCAGCTAATAGAAAGATCGTAACTAAAGTCTAAAACATTATATACTGCGGCTGTTCCTGAAACTTTAGCGTTCCAAGAATGGGCAATTCCAGATCCGCTATTTAGATTATTATTTGCGACTTTATCATTTAAACTTCCTGATAAGTTAGAAAAACTAGAAAACGAAACAGATGCTTGAACTTTGGAGTTTGGATTTACCCCTAATGCAAATCTAGAAGGATAAAAAGAACCACTTGCGCCAGCCACAACAACTTGAACAGGAACAAAAGACTCTGGGAAACTATTGGTAAATACTCCTGTCTTTACATATTCAAAACATTTGTAAATAGGGTCAGAAATATTTGGAAAATAAGTAAAGTCTATATTGGTCTCGTCTGCTTTGGTCTTAACCATTTGAGAAGAGTTTTGTCTTCCAATGGTGTAAGTAGAATTCATACTTCGATTTACAGCAATAGAAGTATTCTGAGCCAGAATTACTCCTGACCCAAAACGTGAATTAAACACGACCTCGCATTCATTAAAATATTTCATCCTTTTGCCTTATTTCAGATAACCCCTATACCTTACCGTTATTCCTACAGGAGAATTTACACTAGCAGAGAAGTCTTCGGAAACATCAATAAAATAACATAACGAACTTCCGAAATCAAAATTTACCGAATTCCCATTAAAGTCTTTAGTTTTAATGTAAAAATTACTGATATTTTTTATGTTGTATGATAAGTCTGATAGTTTTTGTAAAGAGTAACTGTCTTGAGCGATGTTAAATTCACAACTTACTTCAAGAGGATAAACTGTTCTTACAGAAAACGGGGTTGAAGAACCTAGGTAATAAGCGGCGTTTCTATTAGCGTTTATATTAAGGTTGAAAGAATTAACTCTATTTGTTACAAAGTCATTGATTCCTATGTCTATTGAATTTGAATTTACTAAAGATACGGCACTTGATTGATTGAAGCTTCCTTGAGAAGCTATAGACCCAGCATCATTATATATTTCAAAATTTGCTCTGACAGTTGGGACTTCTCCAATTTGAGCCCCACAAGTATAAGAACTTAAATAACCGCTTTGAAATCCAAATAGTATATTAGAACTTGGATTACTCTTCTTGGTAATAAAGCCATAGTTACCCGCCTCACCTGTGCAAGCGAGAAAATCATTAGAAGTAGTTAATAGACTAGTTACAGACAAAGAGGCAGTCTTTGCTCCTTCTGGAGTGTAAAAGCTGCTATTCATACCAAGATATTTGGTATGTTGAACTGGCATTTGATAGGAAGCCTGAATATCCTGAACGCCATGAACTTGGCTTTGATTCAAGTAAAAATCCAAGTTCTGTTTATTTAGTCGAGATAATGCCATCTTATTTTATTATTTACACAAAAAAGTGTAATAATAAGTTGGTAAAAGGTAAAAGGTATGTCTAGCTCCATTTTTAACATTAGTACATGGAATAATTCCAGCGTATACAATAAACACGATATTATCGTATATACGGATAATCGGTATTATTACGCTAAAGCTGCTGTACCTGCTAATAATCCACCAGTTTATTCTAGCGTGATATCTAATTCAGACGCTTACTGGGGAGGATTCTTTCAACATCCAGTAGTGAAAAAAGACTACCCTTTTTTTATCTGGAAGCCTTCTTATCAAACTCAAGCTAACTTTGAACCAAAAGTAAGCGTAGTTAAATATGGAGATGGCTATGAAAAGAGAGTAAGTGATCAAATTAACTTCAATCTCCTTAATTTTGATTTAAACTTTGATGGTTTAACTCTGGATGAATGCACAGCTATTCTGCATTTTTTAAGCGCAAGAGCAGCGAAACATGCGTTTATCTATTACCCATCCGCCCCTTATTCTGTAGCTTCTACAGATGCTAAACTATTCGTTTGCAGAAGATGGGGCTCCTCTAATCCATTCTTCAATAACTTTTCTATAAAAGCTACGTTCGAAGAAGTACCAGCATAATACTATGGCTACTCAACAACAAAAAGATGCAGCTTTAAAAGTAAATAAAGAGTTCTTTTCGCTTGAACCTTCTTCTATTATTTCTTTATTTGAAGTTGATTTAACTGAAATTGGCTTTGACACAGACCCCCAATTCGTCGTTAATCTTAAGAATTTTCAAATAATATTACCGGGAGGAGATGATGGAGTTTTTAATTATAAAATAATACGTCTCCATAACAATCTAAAACTTGGAAGAAACATTATTTATTGGAAAGGAAATGCTTATCTACCTGCCCCGCTTGCTACAGAAGGATTTGAATTAGCTTCAAGAGGCGTATTTCCAAAACCCAAAGTTCAAATAAGCTTTTCTGATGACATGCTTGATGTGTTTAGCCTCTTTAGAGGAACGGTTAATTTTGGAGACTTGATTGGCGCTAAGTTCACTAGAATTAGGACTTTTGCCAAATTCCTTGATAGGAATAATTTTTATCAAGCTGATGGAGTGTCTGCTCTATCTCCTGATAAATTGGTTATACCAGAAGGGTTTGATCCTGATCCTAACTGCGAATTTCCCAGAGATATTTATTATTTTGATAGAAAATCTTCTGAAAACAAGAATAGTATTCAGTTTGAATTATCAAGCGCAATAGATCTAGACAGAGCTAAACTTCCCAAGAGAAGAGTCCTAAGTTATATTTGCCCTTGGCAGTATAGAGGAGAAGGATGCCTTTATGAATATCAAGAAAAATTAAACGAAGACATTCATGGCACTATAACTCCAATACCAAATAAAAGCGATTCTAGCGGAGCAAAAGCTCCTGTTTGCGCTACAGAAGATGATCAAATAATTTCAAAAATGCCAATCTTTTCTGGCACGACCGTAGGAACCAACAAGATAGAATCTTGGAAACTATCAACGCCTTATAACAAAGGAGATGTGGTTTTCATTAATAAGAAAAATATTAATTTTTACTTTGTAGCCAAAACAAACGTTCCTATGGATATGCCTCCTCCAAATGGACAGTATTGGATAGCCGACCAATGTTCTAAAAGCGTAAAAGGCTGTAAAACAAGATTTGGAGAAAACGCTTTACCTTTCGGCGGCTTCTATGGAGTATCTAATTATAATAGAGGAGCATTGTAATGGTTTCGGACGAAATAAAAGCAAAAATAAAAAAACACGCATTAAAGGAAAACCCTGAAGAATGCTGTGGTCTTTTACTTTTAAATAGGGAAAACGAATTAGAAGCTTTCTCATGTAGAAACGCTGCTCAAGACAAAGAAAACGAATTTGTCGTCTGTCAAATGGATTATCTAAAAGCGACAATGCATGGCAAAATAATTGGCATTTATCATTCGCACTGTATACAAGACAATTCTTTTTCGGAGCTAGACAAGCAGATAAGTCACAAGCTTAACCTAAAAAATATAGTTTACATACTTAAAAAAGACTCTTTCGAAGAGTACTCTCCAGAAAATTACTATAATAAATACATTGATAAAGATTTTGTAATTGGTGAATCTGATTGTTTATCAATAGTGGAGAATTACTATAATCAAGAATTTGGCATTAAAATTTTTCACTACGAAAGAGGAGCAGATTGGGACAAGAACTACGAAGACTTCGTAAAGCACAAACTTGCAGAGTTTTGCGACTCACAAAATTTCGACAAGTTCTTCGAAAAAGAAAACTTTATTAAAATTGAAGACATAGAAAATGCTAAGAAGCACGATATAATAGTATTTAAATACTTCGACAATTACCCCTCTCACTTCGGAATCTATCTTGGACAAAACTACATTTTGCACCAACCAAGAAATAAAAAATCAGTAATTGAAAAACTAACAGACGCAGAAAAAAGAAGAATATACTGCTTTGCAAGAAATAAAGAGCTATGCTAACAGAGGAACTTAAAAATCAGATTATAGAACATGCTAATACTTCTAATAACGAAGTATGCGGTTTTCTATTATATACAGACAACGGAATAGAGATTCAAAAGAAAGAAAATCTAATCAACTCTGCTACTGAGTTTATGATGGATGTTAACGGGCAATCTAATGTTGCTGGCTACTATCATTCTCATATCGATTTCGATAATATTTCAGATGCAGATATAATTGTGTCTGAAAGACTAGGATTACCATGTGTTGTTTACAATAAGCAAAGCGGATCTTTTCATGTCTATTCCCCTAATAGTTACAAGATTCAATACGAAGGAAGACCTTTTCTTTTAGGTTTTGCAGACTGTTTATGGCTAGTAAAAGACTACTATGCACACGATTTAAATCTTCATCTCTGTCCAGAATTAGAAGTTCTTAAAAATAATGTTTCCGAAGAAGACTACAACGAGACGGCAAGTAAAAGACTTCTAGACGAAGAAGGAGCTTTAAAAGGAAAAGATGACTATTTAAAGAGGTACTTTGAACATAATGGATTTAGACAAGTTTCTAATTTTAAAAAGAATGATGTCTTGATAATGAGGACAAAAAGGTTCGATTTCCCAATTCATTGCGCTATTTATCTTGGAGGAGATATGATTTTGCATCACCCCGGAAATAAGACCTCTCTTATCGAAAAGCTTTCTAACCAACACAAAAAATGGGTAATTTATATAATGAGACACAACCTTTATGACTAATATTACCTTACACGGAGAAATAGCGGAGCAAGTAGGAAGAGAGAACTGGAAAATAAAAGTAAATTCCATAAAGGAAGCATTGCGAGCTATTCAGGTTTTGTCCAAGGGTAAGTTATTGAAATATCTAATTGGGGCAGCAGAAAAAAGCGTAGAGTATAAGGTGATCGTTAATAAAAGAGAAATAATGAATCCAGAAAATATTTCTCTAGAAAAACCAGAGTCTATTCTTAATTCTGAATTAGTAATGATAAACGAGAAGTTGGAAACTCTAGACATAGTTCCAATCATTAGAGGCGCTGGAGGCGGCGGCAATAGCACAACAAAAGGAGTATTAGCTTTAGTTCTTGGGGTTATATTAATTGCTACAGGCATAGGAGCGGCAGGAGGAGTTACATTCCTTGGCATGGCAGGAGTTAAAGGAGGCTTGGGTGCAACCATGTTATCTAGCGCACTAATTGGCGCAGGTGTTGGGCTGGCCGTAACAGGAATCACGCTGTTAATGATGTCTCCTCCAAAATTTGATGATTTTAGAAAGATTCAAGAAGATGGCAGTAAACCAAACTACTTATTTGACGGACCTTCTAACATTCTTGGAGAAGGTGGCCCTGTACCAATTGGTTATGGCAAGATGAAAATAGGATCTCAAACAGTTGAAGTATCTGTTAATAATGTTGAACTTGGTACTAAATCAACAGCAACAGACGTAAAAGACTCAATTAATTACATATAAAAATGAATAACTTCGAAGATTTTAAATACATAAAAGGCTTTGGCGGCGGAGGCGGAGCAAGTCAAGCCCCAGCGCCAACTTCTGCATACGAAGATGTTGAGGGGTTTGTCTACGATGGCCTTGCTTATAATGTATATCAATTTGCCAAAGTAAAAGATCTTTTATCAGAAGGACCAATTGGAGGTTTGCTTGAGGGGCAATATCTTTTTTCAGGTCAAGCTGGAGACCTAGGTTTTAAAAAAGTTACTTACAATGAATACCCATCAGTGGTAGGAAGCGACGGCGAATCAAAGTATTTAAGATCGGTGCAGTGGAATCAAACACCCCTTTTAGATAGCCAAGACAAATACAATTTCCAACAAATAAATATCCAAGTAACAAATGGAACTCCAGTAGGCACTTCATCAGGAGGAGAGTTTGACAACGTTTCTTATATTCGTTCAATAGGAGAAAGATTAAGAGGACCAAATCAACTAGCTACTACTGAAGACGATGTTCTTGATTATCAAAGGACCTATCGCATTCTTAATAGAGAGTGCAAAAAGATGTCTCTTATTTTTAGAGTTTCTTCTCTTTATGTTGCTTTAAAATATCAAGACCTAGAAGCTGTAGAAAAAGGATTAAAAATAGAAGGAGTTACGTCGGCAAATAAAACTAATGGTAATTTTACATTAGACCCCTCAACTAGAGAAGTTGAACTCACCGATGGAAAGACGCTAGATGCAGGAGTAGGCTCTGTAATACGCCATAATTTTAAAATTAGAATTAGGATATCTCCAATTTATAAAGAAGGCTACAACGGTAATTCTGCGACTATTCCTTTGACTTCAGATAAAGTTAAAGTAGTTAATGACGCAAAAGATCTAGTAGTTAACGTAGATTCATTTCCTCAAGTATTCGAAATAGAATCAAAAGGAAAAGTTACCCAAGGTTACGCTAAACAAGTTGTCTTTGATACTTCTTCTAAATTCCTTTCATTAAATGAAAATGAAAATTGGTTAGGTTGGGATATTTCAGTATTAAAAATTAGTCCAGAAGATACTTATTCTTCAAGAGTTTCTTTTATAAGCTTAGAGAGTATTACTGAAATTTATTCTTCTTCATTCAGATATACTAATTCTGCAATCGTAACCTCTAAATTTAATGCCGCATACTTCTCAAAAATACCAGAAAGATCATACGATGTTAAGCTACTGAAGGTTAAAGTTCCTGCTAATTATGACCCAGTAACGAAGACTTACGGCAATACTACGCCTCTTTCAATTACAGAAACTAATTCATTTAAGAAAACCGATAAAGTAATAACAACAGATTTCTTTATTGGAGAAGACGCTTCTTATGCAAATTCTGACAATGTTAATCCTCCGATTACAGACGGCTTAATTGCTCAGTTTGATGCGAGCAATCCCTCCTTAACTACTTCAACTGGAGCCGTAACTAGTTGGCCCAATACTGTAGCTGGATCAACTATAAAATGTATATTAGGAGATGGAACTTACGCATCTCCTGCTGGAACTACAGCTAGACCAATATATGGATCAAACTACTCAGAGCAAAGCCCTAATGGAAATTATGGAGTTTCATTTACGACAAGTCAAAAAGTAAGATTCGTTTATCAAACCGAAACTGCCTCATTTTCTGACGCTAATAACAATTATACTATTTTTACAGTATGCAAATGGCATGATAGCGCGACAAGCGCAGAAAGAAACAAGATAATTTCATCATCTACCGCACCTTCTTCTTTTGTTTTAGGTTTCGATGCTAAATTCAATAGCACATTTGTTATAGGAGCGCAAGTCTATGGCGTAATGCCCATTAATTTTTATCAATTCAATCGATCTAATTACTGGGACACTTCTAATGACGCAAATACTTACATAGCAGGTACAAGCGTAAACAATCTAAAAGATATAAATATTTTTTGGCAAAACACTAATTACTACGCAAAACCAGTTTATGCAGTAGCCGCTCCAAAAGGATTAGCTATCAATTCAGCAGGGGCCACTAGCAGATGTACCGTATTTGAGATACTAGTTTTCAACAAAGCCTTGTCTAAATCAGACGGCATAAAGATAAGAAACTGGTTAAATAACAAGTGGAACGTAACCAGAAACAGCATAAGCACTACAACTACAAGCGGATCTTATAATACCAACGTTCTTAATGTAGGGGCAAGCACTTATTTAAAAATGCCATTAAAAACTCTTTGCGCTAACGGCCAATCGACAAAAGCCTACAGTTATGCAGGAGGCAACCTAGCTTCCTCTGATTATTATCAATTTGATTTAATACCTCAAAGATATTGGAAAAACTCCTCTGTTCCATCTAACTTTTCTTTAAAAGATCAAGGGTTTTGCAGCTTCTATTCTGACTTTTTTATTAAACTAAGCGCAAGCATTTCAAACGGTAACTATACTTTAATTCATAGAGATAATCAATTTAATCTTTCTATGACTATATCTGGAGAAAATGTAAGTTTAATACTCACAATTATTTCTTCAAATGATGGTAAAAAATACACTATAACAAAAGCATTAGATTCAACAAAGTATTCAACAACTAGACTCAAAGACGCTTTCACAAGAATTAGTTTTTACGCATTACCAAAAGTAGTCAAACCAAACATATCATATAACGCAAACGCCGCTAAAGTAACTAACATAAATATATCAGACAGAACTTGGACTAATGATTATCTTACAGTTAGAAGAGTTACGACTGACGGAGGGGAAAAAGCGTTAGCTCTAGAATTAAAAGATTTTTATTTAATAAAATCTATAACATTTAAAGAAGACACTTCTTATAGTAGCGAAATAAACAACTTACCACAGACTTGCTATAAATATATATATTGT